AATCTTTTTTTGTCTTCTTGACTAAGATTGTAATAAAATGATGTTGTTTTTACGTTTAAGTCTAATAGTTCTTTTTTAGTCATTTTTTGCTCCTTTTTTAGTTTGGGCCTTTTCGCTTTGTTTCCTATTCGTATCAATCCGTCAGGCCCCTGAATGCTTATGCATTCATGATAAGGCTAACTAAGTAGCCCTATCAAAAATACATAAAGTTTCTGTTTGACTGTTTCCTTGTCGGTGTCACCGACTAGAGCCCTTTGCTCTGTAGACTACCTCTAAGCGTTTCAAGATAAGGTTTGGAAGCTTACCTCGATTGGTTCGAGTTATCTATGCACTAAGAGACGAGTATGTAGTGTCTAGCCTTAGCAACCCACAAGGACCTCAAGAGAGGCTATCCCCAAATTTAATTGGTTAAGTGTTTTAGCACCTTAGACCCAATGGCTAAAATATCGTGGGCATTAGACCTACCCTCAAAAGAGGTGCATGGCTTATTGTCTTCTAGCGTGGTTTCTAAAGTATGGTTTGTCATTGTTAAAAGAATACTGATTTTTATCTAAAAGTAAAATAAATTATTATATAAAATGATAAATAATACAAAAAAAATGAAAAAAAGTGAAAGTTATCCACAGGCATTTTTTTGCGTTTTTAGAGCGTTTAGGATAGGTCCGTGTATGATTTTATTAGATAATTTATTATATGCTCTATGGCTCTTAAAATGGATTTAAAGGGCACTTTGTTTGAGAGAAATTGTGATATTATATTGCATATTGCGACATGGACCGTGGTTCGTGGACAGCTATCACGGTACTTAGGTTTTTTTGAAAAAATAAAAATAAAAAAGAAAAATATTTTAAAACAAGTGTGATAGTGTCCGCTTATCGTGGTTAGCTTTTGTTATCAATCTTTTACCTATCACAGTTGTCATTTTAACAAGTGTGACTAGTGTGATACCTCCTAGGTAATTGAACCCTTTTTCCAAATTGATTATTTTAAAAAGAAGTTATGGAAAAATCTCTAGTACCAAATTGTTAAAATATCTGTAAAGTGTAACGGTACATTTTTATGAGCGTTGAAAAGAATTTATATAAATTGGTAAAAGAAAAGCTTCCTGAGTTTAAGCCAATAAGGATTGAAACTACTACAATAAATGGCTTCCCTGATTTGATTTTATTTAACAAAAATAAACAGGCTGTATTTATTGAATGTAAAGTCTGTGAGCGTTCTAGATTGTTACAAAGTCTTAGGCCACATCAAAAGGCATTCCATCATAAATACAAGAACCACATCGATGGACTGTTTATCTTGCAACGGTCCCTTAAAGAGAGGGCCTTTTTTCTGTATAGATCGATAGATATCGACTTCATGCAAGAAAACGTTGAAAATGAACCAATTTGCACGGTCAACGTGGGTCGGTCATGGGACCTAATTAAGGTTTTTCTGAACAATGCATACAATATATAGAGCCAACAATCCACGGAACGCTAGAAGTGTTGAAAAATATAGCGTTATAGTGGCTCATAATATAGATTATGCAACAAATAGCCTAGGTACTTAGACCAAATGAAAACGTCAATAAAATCAACAATTCGCGGGCCCCAAAAATTTGGCCCCGGTACACGCACCGTCGCACTAGGTCTAGCAACATTTACACTGAATGGGAGCGAAATATGCGTATAGACTACAAAAATCTTGATGCGAACCAATTAAAGGCGATGGTATTGCTAAGAAGGAAGGTCGAACAAGAAAATGCACGTGCAAATTTCATGGGATTTGTAAAATCTATGTGGCCTGAGTTCGTAGAAGGACCACATCACGTTAAGATTGCAGAAAAATTTCAAAAATTTTTGACAGGTAAGAACCAAAGGCTAATAGTTAACATGCCTCCACGTCACACAAAAAGTGAGTTTGCCTCATTTTTATTCCCGGCATGGATGATAGGGCAAAATCCCCGGCTAAAAATTATTCAAGCGACTCACACAGGTGAGTTAGCCATAAGATTTGGTAGAAAAGTTAGAAATCTCATGAACACAAAAGAATATAAGGGAGTATTCCCTGATGTAACCCTAAGAACTGACAATCAGGCGGCAGGAAGGTGGGAAACTAACCTTGGAGGTGAGTATTTTGCGGCAGGTGTTGGTGGTGCGATAACAGGAAGAGGTGCTGACCTACTAATTATCGATGATCCTCACTCAGAACAAGATGCTTTGTCGGATACAGCCATGGATAATGCGTATGAGTGGTACACTTCAGGTCCTAGACAGCGTATGCAACCTGGGGGAAGTATTGTTATTGTTATGACTCGATGGTCTGACAAGGATCTTACAGGTAATCTTGTAAAAAAGATGGGAGATCTAAAAGCAGATAAGTGGGACATCATAGAATTCCCGGCAATTTTAGAAGACGATGACGAAGAGAAGCGAAAACCTATTTGGCCACAGTATTGGAAGTTAAATGAGCTTGATAAAGTAAAGGCATCCTTAGTTCCTACAAAGTGGAGTGCACAGTGGCAACAAAACCCTACTTATGATGGCACGAGTATCATCAAACGTGAATGGTGGAGAGTGTGGGATAAACCTAATATTCCTGATTGTTATTTTAAAATTCAAACATACGATACTGCATTCTCCAAAAAAGAAACAGCAGACTATTCTGTTATCTCAACTTGGGGGATATTCTATCCAAACGAGGGAAGAGAACCTCATATTATTTTGTTAGACGTTGAAAAAGGTCGATGGGACTTTCCTGAATTGAAAAAACATGCGATGGAGAATCTTAGACACTGGGATCCTGAACTAGTAATTATTGAAGCGAAAGCAACGGGTATGCCCTTGATACACGAGCTGCGGCGCGCGGGCATTCACGCGACAGCATACTCCCCGAACCGCGGTCAGGACAAACATGTTCGTGTGAATACAGTCGCCCCTATATTTGAAGCGGGCCACGTTTGGCGGTCCGATCACGACTTTGCAATTGAAATGATGGAGGAATGTGCTGCCTTTCCCTTTGGGGAGCATGACGACATGGTTGACGCCATGACGTTAGCTTTGTTAAGATATCGACAAGGAAACTTGGTCGAATTAGAAGATGATGATGATATGCAAGACTATGTACCAAGGAGTAAAAGAAAATATGTCTATTACAATGGTTAAAAAAATAAATCCGGAAGATCGAAGACTCAAACAAAAATTAACACCGAAGCAGATGTTGTTCGTCACGAACTACGTCCAAGGAACGCTAACCGGTAAAATTTCGGCAAGCGAGGCGGCCCGCAAGGCAGGATACTCGCAAAATCGCGCGAGACAAACCGCACACGAATTATTAAATCCTAAGATCAACCCTTATATTGTGGAAGCGATTAATGAAATGAAACAAGATTTGTATGAGACCTCCGGTGTCTCCATGGCTTCTCATTTAACCGCGCTCAAAGAAATGCGGGAC